ATAATTCTTCCTCTTCCTTCTTTAAAAAACCGGCTGCGTATTCTCTTCGTCAGCTCACTGCACAGAATAAAAAACCTTCTCATTTTTTCAACGGCAGTGCTTCCTCTCTGCCATAATCCTCCTCACAAATCAGATTCAGACAAAATTCCCAGATAAATGATGCAGGATATCAGATAGATGGCCAGCAGCAGGGTGACCAGAGATGCAAGAGGGCCGTAAACATCCTTATAGGATGTAAAAGTGACTGACAATTGTTACAAATAAGGCAGCCAGCCCAGGATGCAGATGGTTGAAAACCATCGCTCCGATGATACCGAATGACCAGTTCCGCTTCCGAAAGCTCAATGCCCGATACATCATGGTGAACAACAGCAGCATGATAACTGCGGACACAATCGGCAGAAACTCATTCAGCCTTGTTGCTATGAATATGGATAAGACCAGCAACAGAACAAGGGACACAAACAGCACCACGGACTTAATGCGAATCGACCACTTGGGAACCACCTTGTCGAGCTTGTCGAACAGGTTCACAAGACTGTCGAACTGGTTCTGCACGCCCTTCAAACCGGTCGCACCACTGGTCATGCCGGAGAAAATCTTGCCAAGGTCAGTGCCCTTGAAATTAGCGAAGATGTCGATGGTGCGGGGGCGGGTGAAGTAGGCGAGATGGGCTCTGGGCCAACGCGGTCTCCAAGTCCAAATCCATCTTCAGCTCGTCGTTCTTGTCCTCGAATTTCTTCAGCTTCTCCTCGGCGCGATGCATTTGCAGGTCGAGGTCGGCTTCAAGCTCCCAACGACGTTCGGGATTGGCTTTGATCTTGGCGGCGGTCTCACGCATCGACGCGATGATTCGTTCCTGATCGACCTGCCAGTCCACGGGAATGTCGAGGCGCGTATGACGCAGCTTCTCCAACCGGGCTTCGAGCTTGTCGGCGTTGTCCTCCCACACCTTGACGCGGACGTTGACCTCATGCTCCCGGTCGAGTTTGGCGCGCAGCTTCTCCGCGTCATACATCAGTTCCGCGTATTTTTTCGTCCCATTGGGTCTTATCATGTGGCTTTGGCGGTGATCGGCTTGCGGGATGCGAAGTCGCGCAGCTTCTTCAGCTGGTCGAAGGTATTGTTGAGCTCCTTGCCGAGGTTCTTGTCGATGCCCATGGGCTTGAACTTCTGGAACGCGGCGGAAAGCGCGTTGATCTGGGTCTCCTGCTCGTCGAACAGGCTGGTCAGTTCGCGGGCGGTCTTGCGCTGCTTGTCCATCGTGCGGCGCGAATCGTTCTGTACCGCGTTGAGGCGTTTGACGCTGGTTCCCGTGTCTTCGAACACCTCGGCCAACGCCTTCTGGCCGGCCGTGAGCTTCGACAGCTGCTGGAGCTGCCTGCGGTTCAGCTTCTCGGACTTCTCCTCAAGGTCGAGAATCTTGTTCAGGCCGGAGAACAGCCGGTCGTTCTCACGGTTGAAGTCTTTGAGCCGCGCCTTGCGCATGAGCTCGGCGTCCGAATACTTGGAGATGGCGTCGGTCGCCTTCTCCCACTTCTTGGTGTTGGAGTCGATAAGACGCTGCTGTGCCGCTACCTTGTTGTCGAAATCGGCGGAGAAGAGCTTGTTCTGCGCCTTCTTGTTCTCCGCTATCTCCTTGCCTACCGCCTTCAGGTCGGCTTTCAGGCCCTTGAGCTGTTCGCGCAGCTCGGGGATGCGACTGTTCTTGTACCAGTTCGCGGTGTCGATGTTCCCGGCCTCGCGCAGCTCCTTCATCTTCTTGATGGACCAGTCAAGGGTCTTACTGACATCGGCTTGGCTGCGGGTCAACTGCTCCTGACGTTTGCGCCCGTTCTCGATGGCCTCCGCGTACATGTCGTAGGCTGGCGTGCTCGTCCTTGATGAGCATGGTCTGCCTGCGGGATGCGGCCGTGGCCTCCTTGTCGTAGAAGGGCGCGTGCCGAACGCATGCGGGAGAGACTGTCCTGAAGACTGTCGGCCACGGATTTCTGCGACTTCTTGACGAACGCCTCCGTCTTGGCCGGCGGTCCGCTTGATCTGGTGGAAGCCGGTGAATCTTCTCATTGAACGACGTATCGTCCAAGTCGAACCTGCTGGTGACCGGCTTCTTCTCCCACTGCTTCCGCTGGGCCTGCATGGCCTTGTCGATGGCACGCAAGCCGGACGGGTCGCCGTCGATCTTCACCACGTTGGTGAGGGTCTTGCCGTCAAGGTCGCGCATCTGCTCCTTGGCGCGTGCGACGCCCTTCGTGTTCACATCAACGGTGACCTCGGGGTGGCGAGAATGCAGTTCCGCGTTGAGAATCTTCCAGAAATTATCGGTGTCCGGGCGAATATCGACGCCGACCGCGCCAGCGGAATACAAGGCCATGAGAAAACCTCCGGGAGGATAAACGAAAACCCCCTCGTGGAATGCGAGGGGTTTTCTGCTAGAAACTGTTGCCGCCGAACACGGCACCCAACATGCCCGTGATCTGGGCGAACGACTTGCCCGCCGTGGAGAACGATTTCGGCCCGACCGAATCGGGCTTGACCACGGTGCCGGGCGGATAGACGGGCTGCGGCTTCGACTTCTTGTCGCCCATCATGCGGGCGATCATCACGCGAATCATCTCAAGCTGGTTCGTCATGCTGAGCATCAGCATCTGCGACTGCCCGTAGGTGAGGTAGGAAAGACGCGGCATGCTTTTCGCGTCTTCCCGTGGGAGCGGATGGTGTTCGGCCATCCACGCGCGGTACAGGCTCCCGTCAACGCCCTCCAAACCGTCCAGCAGGTCGCACATCCATGACGGCTCCATGCGGCCCATACTGGCGGGGAGGTTGATGTTGTAGAAGCGTTGGAAGTCGGCCGAGACTGCTACTCTGCATTCTCCAAGCGCGTCTTGGAGGCGCTTGATTTTCCCCAGTGCCACCGAATAGAACGTGGTCAGGGACACCAGCAGCACGTACAGGTTCTCCAAGGTGCGGCCACGGGTGAACTCGTCCCACTGCTTCTCGTCGGCCGCGATTTCGCGGTAGAACATGTCCGCGTACTGCACGATCTCGGCCATGAGGATGACGGCTTCGGACTCGTCGTACTTCGGCTTCTTCTTCGGCTTGTCGGCCTCATCGTCGCCGAATAAGCCCATGTCGCCCAGTTTCCCGTTGCGTTCGGAGATGCGCTGCCATGTCACCGAGAACTCGGCGGACTGGGCCACGTTCAGCTCCTGCGGCTTCGCCATGTCGGGCAGTCCCGCGAACAGCGGCTGCTCCTTGAGCTCGTCCCATGTCTCCGGCATCTTCGCGTTGTCGGTCGTGTTCTTAGTGTTCTCTGCCATCATCGGCTCCTATCCGTGGAAAAGAATGATTCTGAAAAGCCCTATCCGTGGAAAGAGGGGGTTCCTTGCCGCGCGGATAGGAGACGCGGCAAGGAAGAGACGGGTCAGACCGTGAAGTCGGACGGCGCGAAGTAGGCGACGGACGTGAACTTGCCGTTCTTGTCATGCGGAAGCGCGCTGGATGTCTTGATGTTCGCCTGAGCGGAGAACTCCACGAACGAATCCGTGGAAAGAGCAGGCAGACTGGAGAACGCGATGTCCGAGTTCGGCAGCAGCAGGCCGGCACGGCCGGTCGTGTTCGTGTCGGACCACAGGATGAACAGGGACTTGTTGATGGGGGTCTTCTCCAAGGAGAAGGCCACGCCGGCGCCGGTCATATCGACCGCGTTGTAGAAGGTCTTGAACGTGCCCTTGTCGCCCTGCACCGAATTGAACGTCACAGTGCCGGTGGTCTGGGCGTACTGGGTGCGGAACGCCGCCTTGAGCCAAGTGCTCAACGTGGTGGCGTCGCCGCCGTCCAACGCGAACTCGGGCAGGTTGTCGTTCGACATGTGGCCGAGGTTCGTCCACATGCCGTCGCCCACGCCCACGGTCGCCGCCTCGACGGTGAACTGCTTGAGCAGTGCGGAGGTAATGATGGTCTCGGCCTTCGCCATGAAGATCGTTCCTCGGACGGCGGTCAACACGCCGTCGTCGTGGATGCCGATTTCGTCAGCCATATCGTTTTCCTTTCAAATATGGAAAACCCCGCAGCCGTGTAGGCGTGCGGGGTCTGATTGTGTGATTGATGGTTTTTCAGATAAGGTCAGCCGCGTGGGGACGCGGCCTGTATGCGTTTCGTGGAAGTCCACGCGACGATGCTTTTGGAACTGGTCATGTCGCCGGAAGACCGGGACTCGAAACCGGGATTGTCCACTATCCGCCCGATCTTCCCATAGTCGGTGCCGGGCCGGTAGGGCCATGCGGATATGCAACGGTGCAGCCATCCGCAGATGCGGGCCACCCGTTCCGGGTCACGGCCCAACACCGTCAAAGACAGCGTGTACTGCCATATCCAAGCCTTCAGATTCCAGTCGGGCTGCTCAGGAGCACCGCAATGGTAGAGAATCACGTCATGGGACAACAGGAGCGAATCCGTGGCGGGCGTGACCTCCGGTTGGATGACCGGCCTGAAATCACGGTTCTTCCATTCGACGGCGTCCAGGTAGGCGCGTGTCATGGCGACCGCATCCAACTGTTCCCTTACGGAAAGGTCGAATATCGTGGGGTCAGACATATTTCGCCTCCGACATGATGAACAATCCCGGCATCCAAGCCAGCGGGCTTTTGATGCCGTACTTGTGTTCCAGCCACCGGTTGAAGTAGCCGAACTCCAAGTGGGAGGCGATCTCGGAACCGTCACGGCCCTTGACGCTCATGATGACGGCGGTGTGCGTGCCGTGAGCGTGAGTGCTGATGTCGATGCGGTTGGCGACGGACGAATGCTTCGCCTTCATGTCGGCCAGCGCCTTGGCTTTCGCTTCGACCTTCTCCGCCACGGGACGGGTCGCTTCGGCTCCGAACAGTATCGCCATGTCACGGTTCAGCACATTCGCGGGCTTCAAGTTCACGTACCCCATGTGCGGCTCCCCTCGGGCGGGACAGGCGGTTTCAACCCGTTGTCCTCGGTCGCATGGCCGATGCACCTCGCGGTGATGTTCCAATGGTGGGCGGCATCCGAGGCGTGACGCATCTCCATAGGCGGGCCGTCAACCTCGTAACAGGCGTTATCGAGCCAGAACTGCGTGTTGATGTCCCCATGCCATTCCGGCGCGAGAACGATCGCCAACGCATCCTCACGCAGGCCACCGGTCGTTTGCGGCGTGGTGTCCTGCGCCCAGTTCTTGGAAAACGTGCTGTTCTTATTGATTCGAGGCTCGAACGAGCAGTAACAGTAGGAGGCGTCCCCATCCGGCACCGTGCCGGAACCGTAGACGGTTTCGACCGGTTTCATCGGCTGCACCACGATCATGTCGCGGTGCAGAAGGTCATCCGTGATACGAGGCTCCAACTCGGTATCGTCGTACAGGTGCCCGCCGCCGAGTTCATCCAAATCAACACCGTCGTAAAGGTGTCCCAAGTCCAATGTTTCATCGGCCATAGGGCCTCACAATCCGTAGATTCGGCTCAACCCGACACCAATGGTGCCTACGGGGCCGTGTCCCTCCGCGTAACCGTCAAGCAACTGCTTTTCGCGTTTGCTCACATACAGGTTGGGACTGGCATCATAGGCGGGCGGATTAGGCTGGGGGTCATGCTCCTCATACGAATAGTTGCCGTTCGACTCGGATTTGAGCCGGTGCCATCGCATGACGCGAATCACCATCGAGCAGACCACGTAGGCGAACGTGTCCTCGCTCAGGTCGCCCGAATTGAGGCGGGGTTCCGCGTTGCCGGATTCGGTCAACGCTATTTCGGCGGCGATACGGCAACGTGATTTCACCCATTCGTTCGGATAGGCGTCGGCTAGCCCGGGCTGGTCAAGCAGACTGACCTGCATGTGTTTCATCCAGTCGATGCCGTCAACGCTTGCCATGACGGCTCCTACAGGACGTTGGCCTTGAACGTGCTGACGGCATCCTGCAATACGGGCAGCGCGGAGCCGTTGACCCAGATATCGTAGTTGGCCGGAGCCTGATGGGAGAGCATGGCGGCGACAAGACCGTCGTTGACGCTCTTGCTGATCTCATACTCGGAGTTTTGGGCTTCGGCGGTCGGGCCGGAAGCGGTGAAGCCAAGGGTCGGGTCGTTGAACGAGGGAAGCATGACGAACGTGGCATCGGGGATGAGCGTGGTGGTGTCCACGTCCATCTTGAAGCCGCCGTCCAGTTCAAGGTTCTCGTATTCGAGGTCGAGCATACGCACGTCGTTCAGCTGAAGCTGGCTGGCGAGAACGCCCAGCACCTGGTCGCGGGTCAGTCGTGGCTTGGAATGAGCCAAGTCCATGCCGGACACTTCCTGACGGAACTGTTCGTTGACGCGCAATGCGTCGATGACCTTCGACGTGGTGAACGCGGCGTGCGGTGTACGGCCCTTGTTCTTGCGCATGACCTCAATCCAACCCTGAACGTCGGCAATCGGGTCGGAAGTAGCCTGGGACCAGAGAGTGGTCGGAGTCTGATTATGCTGCTTGGCCGGACGGCCGAACGAGTAGACAACGTTCGCGCCGTTCTCGTTGATGGTGATCTTGCCATCCATCATCGCGGAGATGGACTCAAGTTCAAGGGTCACGGCGGCGGTCTGGCCCAAGATGTGTGGTCTTGGCTTCGGCCTTGTCGTGGGATGAACTGCTTGTCGTTCGCGTGCTTGGCCATATCACGTTGCGGTGATGTGGTCCATGCCGGACAGGGGCAGAAGGCCCGTATGCTGTTCGGCGGACTGTTCGACCATCGAAGTGTGGCCGATCTCGGCGTCCAGCGCACGACGCTGCATGGCGTTCGTGGAGAGCGTCGGCAGATTCGGCGTCCAAGAGACGGTCCATTCGCCGTCATTGGACTGGATGGGGAACATGGTGGAGAACGGGAGAACGCCGTTCACGTAATCGAAGCCCGCCTGCGCAACCTCGGTGGCTTCGCTCGGCGGGAAGATTTCCTTGTCCAATGCCATTGGATATTTCCTTTCAGATATGAGAAAACCCGCCACGATGGGCAGGGTTTCAAAGATCGGTTAGAGCGGGTGTCAGGCGATGGTGATGGTGTTCGACTTGTTGTCGGTGCCGACCCAAGTGCCACCGGTGATGGCACCAGAGGTGTTCTTGGTCAAGGTGATGGACTTCACGCCCACACCAGCGGAACCGGCAGCGCCAGCCGAACCGGACAATGCGGTGACAGCATCATCCTCGACATCGTAGAAGCAGCCGCCCCACTTGGCCTCGTCGGCGGGAACGACCGGCAGCTTGCTCTTGATAATGTCGCCACGGTAGCGAAGGCCCACATAGGTGTCATCGACCTGCCAGCCGGAATAGGTGACGTTCACGGCGACGGCGGACTCCAACAGGCCGGCGATGGCGGTCTGACGGCCATCGGTAGCCTTCGGGTCATACGGGCCGTAAGCGCCCTTGTTGGTGCCGCTCGTGATCTTGGCGAGCGGAATACCGGAACGGATGTAGATGGTCGTGGCTGTCGGGCTGACCCCGGTCAGGTACTTGTTGCGCAGAGTCTCGTCATCGACGTTGAACAGTTCGGGGACGATGGTCACGGAGACCACGCCGCCCGTCTGCTCGCCGAAACGCCACTCATTGTTTTCCTCAACGGTGGTCAGGCCGGTGCCATGCACCATTTCAATAGGAAGCGCCATGAGTATGGCTCCTTTCATTTGGTTTGCTTGTTATGGTTGCGGCGGCGGGCGTTCTGACGGTCCATCGCACGCTTGTAGGCGTCGCCGCGCTTTGGTTTCGGATTGAACTCGCCCTCGGGGTTCTCGGCCTTTCGGCCTACGCTGCGAAGAGCCTCGGCTTCCGGCACCTGAACACGACCGTTCGGCTGAACGCCCAACGGCGAACCGGGTTGGATGGGGTTGAGCTCCGCATAGGACTTGGCGAAGTCCGCGATATCCTCCGGCGTGCCATCACCCTTGTACAGGGCTTCAAACACCTTGTCAGTGACCTGCGGATACGTGCTCTTCGCAATCAGACGCGCGTTGTCGGCACGCACCTGGGCAAGCTCGGCCTGAACCTGCTGCACCTGCTTGAGGTTCGCTTCGGCCTGCTTCTCGTTCTTACGGCTCATCGCCTTCCACTTGGCGAGCTCGTTGTCACCGGGGTTTTTCCTCCGGCTTGACGTTTTCATTGTTTTCCTGAATGTCGGCGGTCGTTTCTGCCGCGCCCGTTTCAGGCTGAGACTGCTGAACCGTTTCGGTTTCGGCAGTGTTCTGTTCTTCCTTGGTAGGCATCCGCCCGCCCCTTTTGCATTCACGCGGCCAAACCGAGGGTCGACCGCAGGTATTGGAGCCACGCCCTCTGATAGGACATGGCTTGTCTTAAATGCACCGAAGGCCGGAAGCTGTACTTTCGACCCTCGAATGGAAAATCGTCTTCCTCGCCCGTATCCAGCACTTTCTGATAATGCTGTTGGAACTCCATAGCCCTCGCGTACATGCGCTGCAACGCGGTGCGCGTCATGTTCAGGTCGGGGATATGCCATTCCGGCGCGGGAGTGCCGTCATCGTATTCACGCCGCCACTGGGACTGCGTGAGAATCGGCCCGATCTCGCTATGCGATTCCATGATGACGCGCACGCGTTTTCAGGTCGGCGGCTGACGTGCTGCCAGCCTTCCTGTAGATGGCGTCCAAATCCTCCCGGTTGAGTTTCAGACCGGGGTCATTGTTCGCGGTGATCGGGGCGACGGTGCATTTGCAGTTGTTGTGCATGGGCAGAAGGTCGGCCGTGGAAAACACGTTCGTGGCCGCGACGGCGCACAGGCCGCACGTGCCGGTCTTGGAAAGCTCGGGGTGTATGACCCTACGGTATTTTCTGACGCCGGAACCGTGGAATCGTTGCGTGGCCGCACTGTTCATGGCTATCTGACCATCGGTGTTCGCATTGTCCGTCAACCGTTTCACGGCGGCGTCAAGCCAATCATCGACGGCCTTCTGCACGTAATCGTCCAGATTGTCCCATGCCAGCGGGCGTATCGACGGGTCCCTTACGGCCATGCTCCGATAGGCGTCGGCAGGACGCACGCTCACCGCCCACGGGTCGGTGTTGTCCCTTGTGACGATGTATTCGGGAATCTGACCATCCGAAGGCACGTTCACCATGCCGAGCATCACGTCCGCATAGGAGACGCCCAGATGCCGCATGGCTTTGATGAACGCGATCTGATTCTGTGTTATCCACGCGGACACGCCCTGTGTTATCGCGTCGTTCCACCAGTCGGCGGGGTCGAGCGACTTCCACATGTTCCACGCACGCTGTACGTAGGCGTCGACCAGCGCCTGACGCTGCCGTTCCATGACGGTCAGCGCCTGTGTCATGTCGGCCATCACGTCACCTCATTGGTGGAGTCCAACGTCTCGTCGCCCAGAGTGTCGTTCAGGTCGGGGATGGTCGATGTCGAATCCAACGTGTCCTGCAAGGTGGGGGCCGACTGCTGTAAGGTCTTGCCTTCGACCAGAGTGTTCTCCTGACTCAGAGCGGTGGCGAAAGCCGTGTCCTGCAAGTCCTGCATGGCTTCGGCTATATCCATCTCGCTCATGTTCAGGAACCGTCGCATGATGGTCTTGACCGGTAGCAGTCCCTTCACATAGTTGGCGGCTTGCGCCTGCTCCAAATCGGTGGGGTTTCGACCGGCTGCCACATCGTCTCGAAACGTTCGTCGGCGGCGGACTGCTGGCCGCTTGCGACCAACGCCATGCGAAGCAACAGCACGAACGCATCATTGGCACGCTCGTTCATGTCCTGCACTTTGAGCCTCAACATGCGGGTGGTGAGCTTCGCCCCCTCCGCGCTGCCGGAAACGTCAGGGCTGAGAATCGACAACGGGGTGCCGGACGCGCCGGCCAACTGTTTGATGTCCGTGTTCGCGGCGGAGACGATCGGCGTGATGTCCGTCACGGAGCTTTCGCCCATCTTCGCGTCCTTCGGCATCAGCCACAAGGCGGCGGGGCCAAGCTCGAACAAGGACGAGTAGTCGATCTTTTCGCCGGCACGCGCACGGTTGGCCTTCACGGCCGGGTCCTGCTTCGTGTAATACTCGGGAAGGTCGCCGGACACCCAACGCTGTTTGAACGCCTGCATCTCCTGAATGCAGAAACGTTGGAAACGCTGCTGGTCGATGGCGCTCAACGTCGGAAGATGAGGCTCGAACTGGCCTCGACTGGTCGCGGTCTTCAACTGGACGATGGGCAGGCAACCGCAGTCACGGGCGAAATCAAGACCATCGGAACTGGCCGCGCCCACCCATTCGAACAAGGCGGGCAACGACGGTTTCTTCTTGGAATCATCGTTCGCCAGCTCATACACGGCATCCTCATAGTCGGGACTGTCGGTCGGCAGCGTCCGCGACTCCACCTCACGTCTGGCGACACGACCATACACGTCGGTCACATTGCCCTTATCGTCACGGACCAGACGGTACAAGGCGATGTTCTCGGTGCCTTCATCCGCGTCATACGAGTAGACGATGGCCGCGCTCTTATCGTCGGAAACGACGGTATCCCAAGGGCTGAGCCTCGAAATGTAGGCCGGGTTAGGCGTCGACCACGCCTGCGCGTAGGCGGCACCGTAAATCGATGCGTCACGCAGCATGTTCAACGATTTCAGGTTCATGCCCGACTTCTGCCACATGTCGTCTGCGGCGGTGGAACGTATCGCCTTGTCCGACACCAGACGGAAGCCGGTGGGCTTCTCCGAGGTGATGACCGCGTTCGCTATCGTGCTCGCCAAGTTCATCGGGCAGATGTCCACGAACCTGCGGTAGATGTCCGAACTGGTCACGTCCATGTTGCGGGGCACGGCCTTCGTGGGTACGGTCTCCTTGCCGTCGTAGAACGTTTTCAACCGGCACAGCATGGGGATACGGTTCACCAGCCGGTTCGCCAACCGGGTAAGCACCACGCCGTCGCCTCCGGTTCGACATCATCGGGAACCAACGACTCCAAGCTGCATGGCCATATCTCACCGTCCTTCTAATAAGTCACTCGGGTAACGTGGGTGCGCACCCTCGGCGCACGGGAACTGGCCTGTTCCAGATAACGGGTACGCGCCGTATATGCGAGGACGCCTGCGATGCAGGCGTCTATCTTCAACGGACTGTTCGGCGTCTCCTTGTACACGAGGTACTGAGTGGAGCCATCGGCGTTCGTCCTGCGCAGGTTCTTCCTTCGCGCGTTTCTGAAATGCGCGAGAAGCCTCGGGTCGGCCAACAGTGCGACATCACCGATGACGGGATTGTCCTCGTCATCGCACGCCGTCCATTCACGGCAGAACGCGGTATGCATGTCCACATACGCCTGCTTCATGTCCGACTCCCAATTGTTCGTGTGGAACATGATCGGGTCGCCGTTGTTGCGCTGGCCCACAAGGTCGAGATACGAGTAGTCGGTTTCCCAGCCGATAATGAGGTCACGCCAGCCGTGGACATCCGCGAAGAAGCCGACAACGTTGTAGTTGTCCAGCATCCAGCGAACCTTGCGGTCGAACGCCTCCACATCGACCTGCCAGTCAGCGGCCTCGGGGCCTTCGGGCTTCTGTTCCAGTTTGATAAGGAACAACAGGCCGTCCCTGACACGGCAGCCGACCAAGGCGGTCGCATCATCGGAAAGCGAACCGTCGAAGCCAAGCGTTATCTCGTCCTCGTCCGAAATAATGTCCTTCCAAGGCGCTGCCTCGTCCAAGTCGGTGCCCTCGGGAACGCCCGCATACAATGCGATGCCCGCGAGATGGCTTTTCAACAGGGATTCGGACAGCCAAGCGTCGGAAACGCTCGTGAGACTGTTCAGGTAGTAGCGAATCGAATCGCCCACATCGGAAGCCGGGTCGAGGATATCCGCGATAGGGCCGCGAATATCAACCCAGCCGTCCTTCGACGGGCCCGGCTCCACGCCGGGGGAGCGAAGCGAATACCCGTCATCGCTCACACCCTCGTCGTTGACCGGCACGATGCTGCCGTCAGCGAGAATGATATGGTCCTTGCCGTCCCTTGACTTCGCGGCGGAACCATACGCCTCATACAGGCCATGCTTCAGTTTGCCCGCATCACCCAGGTCCTCGATGTTCAAAGGCGAATACCTGTGGTCGAACAGCAGCTTCGGGTCCTTGATGCGACCCTCTCGAATATCCTGAGCGTGCTTGTAGGTCTCCTCGGCGATACTGTTCTCGCCGGGACGGTACATGGTCGTGGTTTCCAACACCCACGGTTCGGCGTCGCCCATACGCTTCGAGAGATTACGTTTCAGCGTATGATACGTGGCCTTCAACCGGGGAACGTTGTACAAGTGGGATTCGTCGGCGATGATGAACGTCTGCTTGCCGCCGTCATGCGTGGAAGAACCGGTGGCACCGGGCTTGATCGAACCACCCTCCGGCAGCAGGATACGGGTTTCACCGACATCAAGCCCATAACCGCGCAACTGGCTCAAAGGCCCGTTCTCGCAGTTGTACTTCATCACCTGATAAACGTTATCCGTCTGTTCTTCGGCGGTGGCGATGCACACCACGTTCGGGCCCTGCACGGGACGGCCCATAGGCTCGCCCGGCAGATACTCGTAAGTCTGGCCGAGGAACGTGTAGGTTTCCCCGCCCTTCGCCCAACCGGCGAAACGGCATGGGCCCAAAGCCTCGAACAAACCCAGACGGCCACCCTTGCCGGACTTGTCACAACCCTTGGGGCGACTCAGGAACACATGGTTGAAACGACGCTGCCCATACTTGTCGAGCGCGTAACAGTCCACGTAGAACCGCGCATACTCAGGACTCTCATACACGGGCATGTCATACGCGGGCTCCGAACCCACGACGCAGAACGACTGTATCCACCACAAGGCAAGCCAGCCAAGCGAACGCTCCCTATCCTCGGCGGTCAGATTAGGGATAACGTCATGCATCAGCCCACCGCCCGACGCTGCCTACGTGCTTCCTCCATGCTGATGACGTTCGAGGAACCCGAATACGAGGACGCCTTCAAATCATTCGCCTGAGGCGCGTCGAACTTCAAATCGTTACGCGCCTTCGGAGTGACGCCGATCATGGCCTCACGCTGGCGAATCTCAGCCGCCAGAATCGCACGCCCCTTACGGGAACGTTTGAAATCATCCTTGAGCAGCGCCGTATCCAACACGAAATCCCAGTCAGGGCCGACGCCCATACGCTGAGCCAACGGGCTACGACGCAAATCCTCATACCAGCGGCGAGTGACCGGCAACCATTCATCGCCCGTATCCGGGCGAACATCAGGCAGTTCCGGCCCAACCGGCTCCTCGGGACTGCTCAGCAAAGGCATCGCGGCTATCTTGGACGCCCTACGCCCGTTTCCTGCCATGATTCACGCTCCGTTTCCGCCCATTCCGGGCTGTCCGACGCACGGGCTTTTCGCCCCTGCACCGGTCGTGAACGAGAATGCGGTTCTCCAAAGTCGCTGAATGCGACTTCTCCAAAGGAACCTTCCACTCAAAAGCCGCGCCGTCAGGCCCGGCACTATCTACATCGACCAGTCCGCCGCACTTCTGGCAACGGCCGGCACACTTCTCAATCACCTGCGAACGGGTGAAAGACTCGACAACCATCCGAGGCCGTTCAGCCGGTTCCACCGTCCGCTCATGCAACACGGTTTCAGGACGCGACGGCAGCTCGGGATGCAGTTGACGTTTACGGAAATACCTCAAACGGCACTTGTCCGAACAGAACAAGCGAGAGGAACGCTCAGGGTCGAACCATTTGAAGCACACCGGACACATGCGGGTGCGCAGTCTCCTCAACGGAGTGCCGGAATAGTAGTTCCGGTTGTAATGCTCCCTGCACAACCCTTTGGCGCACACCGGGTTAAGACACCCGAACACAGCGCAACGCTCTATCGAAAAGCCGGCCTCGAATACCATTCGGCCTCCTCGCGGCTCCTACGCTTTTCCACCCGAGCCTCACCACTCTCACGAGCGGTTTTCTGCTTATGGTGATATGGGCACAACGCCCACAGGTTCGACGGGGAATCATCATCAGGCTCACCGTTCTTCGCGCGAACCTTATGATCGACCTCATTGGCAGGATAGCCGCAAATATGCTTCGCCCCCGTATGCCAGTCGGTCACAATCCACTGGCATCGATGGTGGTCCCGCTCTAATATCCGCTTGCGGGTCCGCTCCCATCCGGGGTTGAACCGTGCATCACGGTTGGAAGATGACCAAGCCACGATGACTCCTTACACGTAGGGGGCGGAGCCGGTGGGAGCGTGGCGAGCGAGCATTCCAACGGGGTTAATCCAAATACAGGGGATGTTGGTCCACGAGCCACCGGCTCCTAGAGGCAATCCCGAGAATCGAACTCGAACCTGCGCTTTACGAGAGCGCCGCTCTTCCAATGAGCTAGAATGCCATGCCTCCCACTAGGGGAGCGCTGTTCAGTTATCGCCGCACGGCATGGCATGAAGCCGCCGCCGACATCCGGCGATGACCCAAGAAGCCGTCACCGCCTGTAATCGCCTCTTCTTGAAGGCGTTGTGGTACCGGAGTGGACTCGAACCACCGACCCTATGACCGTAGCCATACGCTCTAGCCGCTGAGCTACCGGCATCGCATACCCGGTGAGAATCGAACTCACGTCACCGGTTTTGGAGACCGGTACTCTACCATTGAGCTACGGGCATATAGGGATAGTCGAACCCCCACGACAGTCAGGGTCTTGACCAGCCTCACCGACCATCTCGCGGATGATGCAAGATTTGCACTTGCGAACCTTTTACGGTTTACGGCCTAGCAAGCCGCCGCATTCGTCTACTCTGCCAATCATCCACGGCCACGCCCCCGGTCCAAGAAAACAACACCAATACAAAACGGAATCCCAGAGAACTCGACCTTACAAATCCTCGTAAAACTGTTTTGACGGTTCGGTTTTCAAAAAAGGCGTGGCCTAGTCGTGAGAGAAGGAATCGAACCCACAACACACCGGGTTTGAGCCGGCGTCCTCTACCAATTGGGATATCTCACGCAAATACAAGAAAACCCCGCGACTGCGGGGCCTCACCTTGTCAGGAACCCGAGCTTCGCTCCAATCCCCGACAATCCATCTACACGACATTTTACTCACAACAAGCGTTGCAGCAAGCGTTGCAAGAGTATTCCCACCACCAATGAAACGCTAATTCAAAAAACAGCCCAGCAGATCATTCACGAGCAGAACCATTGTCCGTGCGGCCCCACGTCTTACCGGGGTGGGGCTCTCCTACCCCCATGTGTGCGCGTGCGCGTGTACGCGCGTGTGGGCGTGCGCGTATGCGTGCGTACATGCGTGCGTGTGGGCGTGTGTGGGCGTGTGCGCATACGTGTGCGTGCGCGTATCCGCGCGTGTACGCGCGTAGGCGTGTGCGTATGGGCGCGTGCGCATACATGCGTGGTTATGGGACTGTGAGCGGCGGCGGCATGAGGTTGAGTGATGTTGGCTCATGTTTGGTGATTGTTGCATGGTGCAACTGTTGTATGTGCAACTATATGGGTATGGGAGTAGTGGCGTGGGCTCTGTGGTTTGACGGTTTTTGTGGTGGTTATGGTGGTTTCGACACGCCGAGGAATGCTAGTGGCTGCAATGGTTTTAGCGATGTCTGTGTTGTCTTGATTTGCACTCTGTGCAGAGTGCATGTATAGTGAGAGCCATCAAGCAAACGACAACGAAAGGAACGGAGATGAACGAGAGGCCACCACCACGGAGACCACCACCGCAAGGCCGGTGACACGAAGCCCCCCTAACAGGCGCGGCATGGATGATTGACAACTGAAGAGTGGACGCGACAATGACACGATGGACTGCGACTAGGCATGATGCACCCTCACACCATGCAAGGCTGAACCGTCGTAGAGTCGCTAACGTGGCGCGGTGTCCGGCATGGAATTGTCCCGCGCCGTCTGAGTGGTCTACAATGGCCTCTAATCCAAGTTAGGAGTAGGGCTATGGGATTGAAAGAATTGAGAATGAAACGCGGCTTAACGCAACGTGAGCTAGCCGAAAAGGTTGGAATTAGCTATGGTCGTATCGGTGACTACGAGCAAGGACGGTACACCGTCGGCGGTATGTCACTGGATTTAGCCATAAAATTCTGTGATGCTTTGCGCGTTGCTAATCCGCGTAAGTTGCTTGATTCTAATGAAACTTCGGCGGATTCTAAGTGATCCGCCAGGGCGGGCATGTGTCTTTATGGCTATGCCCGCTCACGAATGAGTTGAGCCGGATAGTTGCAGCTATCCGGCTCGATTGCTCAGTAATTATTAACCAACTAACTAGAGCCCTCTCATTTTAGCAAGGGGGCCTGGAATGGAGTGTCAAAATGTATACCGTTGATGAGACCTACAAGAATATCGAAGCCGAGTTCAAGCCCCGCAGCAAGTGGGACCAGGGCGTGAAGGATACCGCGCTGGCATTGCTTGATTCGCTCGACATGCCCGAAACGGTTCTTCCCGAGCACTTCGGATCGCGTCGCGCGCTGTTGCTGAACGGCGCGGACAATTGGCGGGAATACAGTTACGGCGGGTGCGCTCTCGTGTACAACGTGGATATCGCCGCCCGGTTCTTCACCCCGTCCGAAATGCGCCGGTATATGGCTGATGGTCATGATGTAAGCATGGCGTTCCGTGGCGAGCCTCTGCTTGACTTGCAGGCGCGTGCCCTCAGCCAGGCGGAGCGTGTTATCAGCCGGTACGCGCGGGAACACTGAGGGGCAAGTCATGTGTGAGAAGTGCCCCATCGATCAACGTTACCCGTACTACGGTTTTCCTGTGACGCCAGATTCCCGCAAGCTGCGGGATGAGGCCGAGCGTTACCGTGAGATCGCTATCCGCTGTTTCGTTGCCGAGAGCGATTGTGCCGACGTGAAGCGGGCGGATGCGCTGTGGCGTGAGATGTGCCGTGCCGGTGATGAGGCGCGGTTTCTGTGCAGCAATGCGCGTCGTTTGGAGATGGAAGAAGCCCTACAGTGTCGGGCTATCGAATATCCCAAGTTGTCCTAACCGCAAGCGTATGCGCTGACTTATTCCAGGCTTTCGGGCGTGAGCCATGTCGGGTAATGACATCGCAAGTATCGGCGGATACGGGTACCCCAGTGAGCATGAGAACAGCGGTCGGAGAGGCTGCGAGTAGAGCGTAGGACTTGAGGACTCGGGGTGATAGCCGAGGGGTAAAAGAGTCGCGATGGCATCAGAAACTACGTCTGCGTTAGGTATAATCGGGCCCACTGGACTAGAGATAGCGAGGTGGGCAATGGTTGACAATTGTATTAGGGAGTACCGAGTCAAGCGTGGCTGGACTCAGCAACAGTTAGCCGACAAAGTAGACGGAGTTAATCAGCCGCGTATTGCCGCGTGGGAAACAGGTATTAGAGATTTTGGTGATACCTCTCTCAACGTCGCAATCAAGGTGGCTAACGCGCTCCGCCTATCTAACCCACGTCGCTTACTGGAGGCTCCAAGCGAGTCGAAAGAAAACACTAGCGAAAGCTAGGTGTGTGCCCTAATCAATTCTTCGCCTGACTGTGGGCCTTGTACACAGTCGGCCTAGCTCACTGGGTTTCCCCCATAGTCTAGGCACTCATAGCGTGTCCCAAGGTGGACGGGATACGCTGGAACCTGTTATATCGAAAGGTGGTGAGCCGTGCCGGTTGGCGATATCGTCGTTGACCCGCGTATCCAGACTCGACATCCCGACGTGTCCGCTGATTCGGTGCGCGTGGCATGGTCGAACGTCGTGCGGTTTATGGCGCGTGAGGATACCGACCCGTTGCGTTATGTGGCGGTTGGATACGACGAGTACGGGCGTTTGCTGGAAATGGTGGCGGTACTAGATGAGTCGGATCGTTGGCATGTGTTCCATGCCATGCGTGCGACGCCGAAGGTGCTGCGGGAACTGAAACTTTTGTAAAGGAGGAAGTGTCATGTCTTTTGTTGCGAAGGGTGGCCGTGTGGTCACTGATGACATGTTGGACAAGTGGGCCGACGATGCGGATAACGGCGAGTTCGGCGGAAGGCCGGGGTTCGCGGTGTATTCCGGGCCTGTCGTTCCTGTCGCTCAGGCGGATGCTGTCAGTCGGACGTTTTCGTTAAGCGCTGACATGTCGGCCATGTTGGATGCCGTCGCTAAACGTCGTGGCGTGTCCGCTGATGACATCATGCGGCACGCGCTGGTGCGTGAGTTCGCGTCAGTGTGAGCTGTTCGGCGTGCTGGTTTTCCGACACGCCGATTTGTTTAAACCAAAATGATACGTTATGCTATCAATTATCAAGCCCAATCGGGCAAGACAAAAGCAAGTTTGAGAACTTAACAGTGTTTCCCTACATGCAAATGATACATTTTGCTGTCATAATTGGTTTACCTACTACTAGAGAAAGCGGGTAAGCCTATGGGACTTAAGGAACTGCGCAAACAAGCCGACTTAACACAAGTTGAGCTAGCCAAGCGCACTGGAATAGCGCGAACAATCATCAGCAGTTATGAGACCGGGCGGCGAGACGTTCGGAACATGACTCTTGAAAACGCTTTGAAGATATCCAGTGCACTCAACTGCCAACCGAGCGACCTGATGCGTTAAAAGAATGCGGCTAAGTAGCGCCAACTACCTAGCCGCGTGCCTTAAGTTGAAAGTTCTCTAACCAATCAATCAAATCGAGGCTGTGCTATCTTAGCACGCCTCACATGGAAGTGAGGAACCATGCGTAAAATTCTGGCGGCTTCAGCCGCGTTAATCACACTTTTCACCCTGTCCGCTTGCGGTAGTGATACCGCGAACATCCCGCAATGTGAGAACGAAGACGGCTCGGGTCAAGCTGGACTCTGCTACTGGGATAGTGCTCGAATGGGCAACGGACGCGGTACCGGCCTGTACATCTACCAAGACGGCGTGCTAATCGGCGAACGCTACTAACTTTCAATCAGATTCAATCAGTCGCGCGGCTGTCTCCGCGCTTCATCAATTCAAGGGAGATTCAACAATGTCTATTGAGGAAATGTGGGACGCGCTGAAAGATGATTACGGTGTGTCCGAGCAGACTTTGCAAGTTGTCACCAATATCAATGGCTACAGTACCGACACCATGCATGACGTGCTGTACGCGGTAGCCGCCGAACGTCACTTCGATGGCGAGGTGGCATGATGGCACGCTACTTCTACGCTTTCCGCTGGGCTTATGGTATCGGCACGACATGGGATGATGGGTCATGGCCTGGGAGTCTCAGGGTGTTTGATTCGAGGGCTGAGCGTGACGCTTGGGTTGCCGACGACGTGTTTGATGGCAATTGGCATTGTGAGGCCATTACGGCGAAAGAGGCGCGTCATATCATGGCCGATACTGTTATCGGTTTTGATAATGATATGGCCGCACGGTACGACGGTAGCCGGTCGGCTGTCGAACGGTACGCGCCTACCGCCGAATTGGTCAGGGCATGGCGGCGTATCGACATGCAACTTAACCCAGTTGCGTATATGGGTGAGTGATCGACCATGATTGACCATTACCGTTGCAAGTCGTTTCCCGTGGCTGTTGCCACTCAATCGCATTATGAGGCCAAAGGTTATCCCGTGGAGCTAGTCCCGTGGGGTAGGGGCTACATGGTGCGAGTCCATCGTTAATAAATCGTTGTGGGGCATGGCGTTGTGGCCGTGCCCCTCTTGTTTAAGGGAGATTCAAAATGTCCATTACCGTTAAAGATGTTGCCGACATGGTGGAACGTGTTGACGAAAAACTATCGCCATTGACGCGCTATGACGGTTTCCAACCCTATGAGGGCATCTATCGCCTTGGCGACTGGGGATATGTGACGGAAACCGAATATAACAAGGCTTTCGAGCATGAAGATGGTTGGGCGCAAGACGCTTACATTTTGGACGGTAACGGTGTGAGCCATACCCGCATTAGTCAGCTAATTAACGAAGACGATACCGGTAAGGCAATTTCCGATTACATCAATGAGCGTTTCAACAATGACCAAATGGACGACGTTTTCTACACCGAAGCCACCGAAGAGGGTGAATGCTGAGAGTCTTCTAGCCGCCTACTCATTCCAGAAAATCAATCAAAATCGAATCTTTACAAGTGAGGTAAACCAAAATGAAGAAGCTGACCAATGACCCGTCGCGTAACGTGAATGCCGTGAGCGGCATGTGGGTGCGGTTGCGCAAGGATGGCTCGAAATATGATGTTCGGTATGTGAACGCTCGGGTTAGACGAGTCTGGGCACTTTCCCAGACTTCGCAGGGCACGGCGTGGAATGTTCAGGCCAAGGGAGTCCAGTATGAGGACTTTTTGAATGGCATGAGGTCAAGCTCCGTTGACCTTGAGCATGGTTGGATGCTCATACCCGATTCCGAGCGTATGAAGACAGTGCCGGTGCCGGTACCTACCGGAATGGACGCTAAAACGGTTGGCGGCATTGTCGCGCACCCATCGATCGATGCAAACTGGAAGTGTGAGGAGGAACGCTTCACGAGCAATGTTCAGTGGCCGGTGCCTATGCCCGAGGACGCGATATTGGAAGACGAGTTCATGGATGATGAACCCGCGCCGGATACACAGGAGATTCCCGAAGTGCCGCCGAAGGTGAACAGTTTCGCCGTCTCCTATTGTACGATGCCTGACCTGATGATGGCTAAGGAATGCCCCGAATTGCAAGGTTTGGGCCCTATCCGTCACTTCCGTACCAGCAAGGGCCGCAAGGTGGCCTACGTTGCTTCGGCCAATGGCAGGTGCGTTGTCGCCTACCGTGCCCGTTATGAGCGTGGCAGTGACAGGCAGTTGGAAAAGGGCGGTGGCCGATTACGTGGCTACCGTCCGCGACAAGTGGGTTAAGGCGGCGTGACATGAGCGAGATTCGGGAGAAAGCCGTACGCCTGTTGTTGCAGGCGGCTTACGAGATGGCCGCCGATAACGCGGATAGCGTGGCGGATATCTTCGACTGCCAGCATGGTTTTATCGATGATTTACGCCGTCGTGCCATGCTGAAGCTGGACAAGCCATACACCGCGCCGGACTTCGATACTGCGGAACAGCAGATAGCCGAAACCGGTTTGTCGTTGGACATGCTCGACAAGAGGGCGCGTGAGGCGTTCTCACAGAAGTATTCCACCACGTATGACCGGTATGAGTGCGCTATCGGCTGGTGCATCGACGACATGCTGGGGTGGGAATGATGGAAGTCAAGATACCCACTAGCAAGATTCGTGAGGTTCTGGAGTCCTCTGGCTATGCGTATACGCCGGATAATATCGCGGCGGTACGCGCAAACATTCCACTCCACACGTCTGACCTGATTCTGGCGGCGTTGAACGCCACCGATCTGCCCGACAAGCGGTTTGCTTTGCCGCTGTTCTAAGTTCTTGCCGCCTGGCGTTTTCCCTCACTTCCGCTGGGCGGCAACCCAATTTTTTGCTACAAGCCAAATCAATATTTCTTTAGGAGATTATTATGAGCGCTTCAATCAAGCTCACCGTTTATGGCAATTCGACGCCGCTGAAAGGCTGGAGGCATGAGGATACCGTGCATACGTGGCTGTATCCGAATGCCACTTCGGATATGGTTGACATGCTGGACGCGCTGGAATCAGGTGTCAGCCATGACGATGGCTACGATGAATGCGACTATTTCTCGTTGGATGATTACGACGAGTTTCGGGATGGTCTCACACCCGAGTGGCGCGAAGTGTTCCCCGCTTTGCCTGACAATTGGGTTGGCAGTGACGCTGAAATCAGAATCTACTGGTGAAAACTCATATCTCATTCCTAACCCAATATGGTATATGATTGATACCATCTGTTAACCATTAAGGAGGTTGTTATGGGTAAGCTGGTAGCCAATGTCGATGATGATGTCAAGGCGCGCGCCGCCGCGCTCTACGATTCCATGGGCATGAGCCTGAGCACCGCCGTCAACATGTTCCTACGCCAGTCTCTGGTGGACAACGGGTTGCCGTTCAAGCCGACGCGGCACACGCCGGACGGTTATCCGGTGCCGCCTGTTCACAATGCATACATGTTCGAGCGTTCGGAGAAGGGCCATGTGATACTGCCCGCCGATTGGGATGATTCGGAGGATGATGTCTATGACCAGTACGCCAAGTGAACCGCGCCTGTATGACGTGTGGCTGATGTGGGTCGAGTTTCCCGACCATCCCGGTATCGGGAAGCCGCGTCCGGTGGTTATCACCGAGGTTGACGGTGATCTGGTGTCGGGTATCGTGGCGAAGATAACCGGCAACACTGATTGGGATGAGGCCGGTGACGTGCCGCTGCTCGACTGGAAGGCCGAGGGGCTGTTGAAGCCGTCGCTCGTGCGCTGTTCGCAACGCTTCTACTTCAACAGGAGCGAACTGCTGCAATGGTTCGGACGACTCTCGTTGAGGGACGCGGAGCATGTTAACGACGGATTGGAAGCCACGTTGGACATTCCACCATACAGGCGGAGCGTATAGCCGTTATCGTTTTCATGGCCTCATGGACTTGTTCTATGAGGCCATTCTTATAGAAACCATCATTTAGAACCGCATCATAGGGTTTTCTATGGTGCGGTTTTCACATAAATCAGCATTTAGACGGGACTTTAGAGCTGTCTATTGTCCCGTTAATCGTTTTACCGGACAATAACAAGGGAGTTTCCATCATGGATGAAGAAACCGAAGTCTACACGATTTACCAGCGCGTGACGCAGATCGAGAAGCGTCACGTCACCGCGCCGAAAGGCTTGACGTTCAACCAGTTGAGCGACTGGGTTGACGAAAACGGCGTTGGAGACCTGTTGGACATTGACGAACTGGACAACGATATGGTCAGCGCCGATTACGAGGACGGCTCTCATGTCAAGAGAAAGTGGGCGAATTGATTACCGCAATCTACCGTTATGAGCGTTTCGACCCCGCCACCAACACCGAGTTGTGGCGGCGTATACCACGCTGGGAGCTGCGTCTCATATGGCTGAAGGCATGGCTTAAACGCGATAAGGCGGCTCGAATCTCTTACGGGGCTTGGCTGTACGCCAATGCTTCAGGCGGCGGGCAATGGTTGGCCGCTGACATGTTGGACTGGAATCAGGAGGTAATCAATGGACGCTGAACGTATGAGAGCCGCCTTGCATGAGGTGTGGAAATACTATGACGAGGCGGGGGAGAGCGGGGAGAACTATGTGCTTGCCCCCGATAATCTCGCCAAGTTCGCCGCCGACCTATGCAAGGAATACGAAAAACACTGATACACTGGAGGCCACGGGACTCTCTTGTGGCCTTCTGGGAATTAGCGAACCAAGTACAAGAGGCATGATGTTTCGTCATGCCCGAATATTCTTTCAGGAGGAACTATCATGTCCATCAAAACCACCATCGTCCACATGCCCAGCGGAAAATGGCGTTTGGAAACCCGTCAAGGCGCATGGCCGATAAACCGCAATTGGAATGGGTTCAACACGTGGCCGGAATACGATCACAAGCCTACGAAAGAGGAAGTGGATGTGTTCGCACGTGAACTGTTCAAGGCCATGTTCGGTGTGGAGCCGATATTCATTGGTATGGAAGATGACGAATACGAATACGATTCACGTGCCGGTCTTTGACGGATAAGTGGAAAATCGTGGGCCCGATTATACGAAAATCATGCTTTTCATTCACTGAAACCCGTGAAGATCAATAAAAAACTAGATTTTCACGGGTTTCAAGCTATGATAGGCGTGTTATAAGACGCCGCTGCCTCTCGTGGAAGCACACTAGGGCGGCATTCTCATGCTTGACCGACTACTTCAACGGAAAGTCGAATACCAGCTTATATCCGCTTGTAACCGGGCCTTCCACAGGTGTGAATGTGAGACTACCGTTGTCGTTTTCCGCGATCAGGTAATGATTCGTGCATTCCTCGTTCCATTGGACTTCCCATACCGCGTCGGTCGGAACCTTTTGGAGAAAATCATGCAGCTCGTCAATGGAGATTCTAACCGGCATGATTCTGGCGAGCGTGGTCTTATCCACCTTGACTGTGGCGATGGACTCCACGCTGTCATACGTTTTGATAGGCGTATCCTCTCTGGGGGTATCCGGTTCATCAATGATCGTTCCCACTGGTATGAAGTCGGGTGGAACGTCGGATAGGACACCCGTGAAAATATTGCGTACCAAGTCCATGTCACGCTTCACAGTTACCCCCTTGGCGTTTTCTCGTGTAGTATTCCTCAGCAGACAACAGTTCCAGAATCGGAGTCTGCTTATTGACCTCCAACAATTCCTCCCATGTCATCCACGGATGAAGACCCGCCAGGGTCCCGCACCAAGATGTTTGATACGGTGCCTTGTCATCGTGTCCGAACAGCCAATTATCACTGCGGGGAGCATACCGTTTGATGATCCGTCCCCAACCGGTTTGTGACCCAAAGCGGATGCGCGCCCAGTATTCGCCCGGCAGTATCGGTTCCACGATACTCGGACGCGGCTTCTTCTTAGGTGCGGGACGAGTGGCGTAGGCGAAATCCTCCTCATAGACAACGAGAAACACCGAAACCGGTTCCTTTCGACTCCCAGCTTCCATGTGGCTGAGACACCAACTCCGTCTCCCTCGACCTTAATCATGGAATGCCAATCAGTGCGGGACTTGAACCTGTATGTGTTCGTGCTGCCTTTGACGTGAATCAAATCGCCGGGCTTCAGGTCATCCCAGCCGACGCGAATCTTCTTGCTCACCTGTGGTCCTCCTTGCCGATATCGCTGAATCGTGTGTAAAGCCGGTCGTTCACGACATACGTGTTGTAATCATCCTGTTGGATGTACCACCAGCGGTTTTGATGGCCGGCCTTCAAATACTCCTCGCACGTGTGGTCGATAGTGTTGTCGGGGTTGACCTTCTGCCTGAACGACAGTTCATCAACCACGTTGCTATCGGCCACGAGACCGGCTATCCGGTCGATACGCTCCGGCGTGAAATCGGGAGTGACCACGTACACGACACGCACCTTCTGACCGTCGAACCATTTGCGGGGCAATGCCAACGCCACGTCATCGGACAAGCTCGTGGGACGCATGTGATACACCACGCGGCTGAACCTGACCTGCTGCATGACTTGAGCCACGTTGCGTCCGCATTGGAAGTAGCTGGTGTGCATCTCGGTTTCCGTAAGACAGTCTCCGGCCCTGCGTATCGCCTCCCGGTAGAAGGCGACACGTTTCGACGCTTCCGGCTCGCGCATGGGGAACAGGGGGTCTCCGCCGCCGCTGAAGCTCAGGAACCTCATGGGGTGGTGTTCGCTTTCACGGCTGATGGTCCGCAGCGTGGCCTGCATGTCCGTCACCGGCACGTTCAATCCGGTTTTCCTTACGATGCAGTAGGGGCATGTCCAATGACAGCCGAAATTCGTGATAACCGAATAATGTCCGTTCATTGTGTTTCTCCGATAAGCTGTTCCATTTCACTCACGTTGTCCTGCTTGCGTTTCAACGCATTGCAGCGACGTATCCACTCGCGTTTGCGCTTATAGACGTTTGTTATCCCATCGTTGCTCAACAGTTCGTTGCATGAGCAGACAAGCTGGGGGATGTCCGACTCCGAGTCCGTTTGCACGACGGGTTTCTCCCCGCAGGCGGGGCATTCGGGAACCGGCTCGTCAACCACTGCCTTCAACCGTCTGCAACCGGTATTCCACTTCTGAACACTCTCGTCTTCAAAAAAACGAGGTGAACGAAAGGATGCTTTCGACGTGATCGCACCATTCCAAGAGCGGCCACGAGTCTTTTTCCAGCCAGTAGTCGAGGTAGTTGCGGGTGACGCACACATGCTTCAGTTTGGGTACGAGTCCGCAGATGGGGCATGGTTCCACTACCGGTGGTTCAGGTTCCGGTTTTTTCGACCGGTTCCGGCTCCTCCAAGTGCAACAGTCGTTTCAGCCAGTTCATACGTTCCTCGATTCCATCGACTCGTTGAACGCCTTCTGAAACGCTTCAACACCGGCTTTAACGGCCTTTTCGACGGAACCGTCGGGCGGCGGCATCACGGTCGCGTGCGCGCATGGTCGCATGTCGTCACCTATAAACACGCTGCCCGGTTCCAGTTCGCCCACCACCGGGACTTCCACGGTGAACGTGGCTAGTTGAAGCGCCTTGGAATACAAGCCCAATACCACTTCCGTGGTGCCAAGATTGATGCTCATTGAGTAATCTCCCTGTGTCCGAGGAACTTGTTGACGAAGAACGTCTGACCTTTGCCCGTGACTTTCGGTGTCTTGTTGATGGTCGTGTGACCGTCCGAGTGAACCACGGTGGTTTCCTTGATCTCGAACAATCCCAATTCCATAGATTTCTGCGTGGGCATGTTGCGAGAGCTGCCGGTTTTCATCAGCCATCCGTTGTCCCTCAGCCACGCGAACAAGCGCGTGCCGCCAATATCCACGCCATTGCCTTTCAGGACTTTCGCCAAGTCGCCCACGAGGATGCTGGTCTTCGAGGTTTCCACAGCGTCAGCGAACAATGCCTTGGGACGCATCCGTTCGACCTGTGCTTGGGCCTTCTCCTTTTCCGCCCGCTCCTGTTTGATTTGTGTGGCAAGTCGGATAAGGAAGTCGGGTTCGGTGACTGCCTTTTCCAAAGTCGATTCGGTCATGTACGCACCATGCCTGCGAATCGATGGCAGCACCTCATGCGTCACCCAGCGTTTGAACTCGCGAGCCTCGGGCTTGCGGCTGCGTAACACGAGGGAGTACAAGCCGGACTCGGACACGAAAACGGGTGCCTTGCCGCCGTTCTGAGCAATGTCCGTAGTCCGGATATTGGTGATTTCATCGGCATCGAGGTATTCCCGAATATGGTTGGTGGCCGTACCGAGAATGGCGCATACGTCCGCTCCAAGGAACCACGGGTTGCCGTGTTCATCGGTTAGGACACGCACCTGAATGCCGTTGAAGTCAAATGGTTGAATCTGATTGCTCACTTGTCGTCTCCTTCCTTGGATTGGTTTTGCGAAACCTGCATGATCTCCCACACGTCCGCGTCCTCCGACAAGCCGGACGCGAGACGGTAGAAATCACTGAACCGGTAAAGCGGATTGCTGTACGCATCCTCGCCCTGCTGGGGCAACTGGCCTCGATGTATCCAACTACGCAAAGTGCTGCGGTTCACGCGCATTCCGCACGCCTTGATGATGTCCAACAGTTCGCCACGGGTTCTCACCGCCTCCGATTGGAGGAGACGTTTCACCCGTTCCGCCCTGATAAGGGCTACCGGCATACTGAAACCGCATTTCGGGCATTTCGCCGTCTCCGCGTCCGCGTAGCAGGAGAGCTGGCCCAAGCACTTGTCGGCGGGGCATGAGCCGTACAATACGGTTTCCCCGTCATCGTCCGTGAGAAAACGACGCAGCTTGCGTGTCAGACTGTGCACCAGTTCCGCGTACACGGGCGTGCTGGAATGCTCCATGAGTTTCGGATGATTGGCGATACGGTAAACCATGTCCGATAGCGGCGTGGACTCGGGCAGATTGATCTTCAGACTGCGCACCCACTCGTACAACGTGCCTTGCAACCCCGGATAACCGTGGTCATCGTCCGCGTACAGCAGATCATGCAGGGCTTCGCGCAACGGTGCGGGGGCGGTGCCGGATTGACCGCCGCCACCGTTCTTGTGCCCGTAGGCGCGGTTGATGCGATACTCGCACAGGTCGGGCAGACTGTGGTCCAACCATCGCAGGTCGCCGGTCAACTGGCTGGCGTGCTTGTCGCACAGGAGATTCAGATTCGGTTCGACGCCATGTCCGATAAGCGGCGACGGCGCGTCGGTGACGATATCCCGCCAGCAACCGTGGTAGCGGCAGAGCCTCGTAGTTTCAGTGGCAAAAAGACAATAGTTGACCTTGACCTTCGGATTTTTTTTGAAGGTCTCGGACATGTCAGCAACTCCCAATTATGCCATCAAACCGGTCATGATTCAGCCGGACGGCGTGTCGCCAGAACCTCGTCCAACGCCACGCCCAAACCCGGATTGAAACCACCACCCTCACGCCTGCGCTTGGGTTTCGCGGGCGGCAAACGCAACGGGTCACGCGCGGCCAACGCCACCCGGCGAGACTCGTCCGAGGAACGGCCCATCATGCGCTGCCGGCGATACAACCACGCCTGATCTTCCACCAGTCCCAGACGTTCGCACTCCCGGCCTATCTGCGCTTCGGACGGTTTCGCACCGTTGCGCAGCTTGCGGACGATGCCGTTGATGTCGCCGGAACCACACCAGCGACCCGTGCTGTTGACCGCGTAGAAGCGTCGAACGGCCTCACGCGCCTCTACCGCCGTGATATCCGAACGCAGTTCCGAATAAAAAGCGTCAAGCTGAACATCATCCCACTGAGCGTTGCCGTGATGCGCGTTAATCAGCGACAACAACGCCGCCGCCTCACCCTTGCTGAGCATTGAGACCTCCCTGCGAGTATCGGGCACGCTCCTCCTCGGTCATGTACTGCCAGGTTTTCGCCATGTTCGCTTCGAGATTCTGCTGGCTGCGGGACTTGACCGGCTGGACTTGCCGGGCCCTTGGGGTCTCCGGTTTGGGTTTCTCCCAGTTGCGTGCGTACAGTTCCCCGCCGATGAACCGGCTGAACGTCTTCACGAACCGTTCCTCGGTGGCCCCGACATACGCTCGGGTTTTGGCTTCAAGAAACTCACGCGGGTCAGCCTCGCCAGCGGCTTTCACGATCTTGGGCCATTCGATTTCCAACTGCATTCGAGCCTGAGAGGTCTTCCCGTCGAACCTGTTCGTCGGGTAAATACGCTCAAGGCTGTCGAGCAGTCCATCGAAGTCAGGCTTTGAGGGGGCTAGGGGGAGTTGAATTATCTTTAGATAATTCATTCTGGTGTTCTGGTGTTTGTCCCGATGTCACAGCGATGTCACGCTGTGACATGCTTGTGACAGTGGCGTGACCACGTGACTTGCTCTTGCGTTCCTTCGCGTCGGCGCGGGCGTGCAATACCTGCTCCTTGGTGCGATTATGCTTGGTGTAATCATGGATTAGCCAGCCTTCATCGACCTCCTCGAACATGCCTTCGTCCACGAGCGCCCGCACCTGTTCCGGTGTGGCTCCGATGTTCGACAGCAAGGCGCGTCGTGATATGAAGCCGTCCGTGAGCCTGTCGCCGCACAACGAGAGGGCCATGCAGAATATGCCAACGGAATCGGCGTGTCCCATGCGCACGAGGTCACGTATCTTGTCGTTGTCGTAGAAGCCGTTGACGAGCTGCACGTATCCGCGCCTTGCCATCGGTCAATCTCCTTTCCGGGCTGGTTCGCGTCCTAGTCGAGGGAGAGCGGGAAGAACGGTTACGGCTTGTCGAGCTTGTACCCGCAGTAGGGGCATGTCACGTAATATGTGCCCACCGTCTCGCCGCAGTGAGCGCATTTCCACGTATCCGATGCTCATGATTTCTCCTTGACTGGTTTGCAGTTGTGTGGCGCTTGTGAGATTCTGCTGGTCTGGCATGCGTATGATCGGCTGCCGTCGCGGAGGATGATGGTGTCCGCCGTTTCTTCAGCCCAGCCGAGATAGGCAACGAGGGCGAAGAACAGTACGGAGAACAGTACGGCGGCGGCGATGGCGAGTGTTGCGGCCTTGCCAATGCAACTCATTCGTTTACCGCCTTCCGCGCCAGTGCGAGTAGTTCCTTGGCTTGTCGGATATATTCCTCATGGAAGCCGGGAATCTCACCGGCATAATTCCATGCGTCATCCTCGTCTTTCGCCGCGTAGCTATCGACGCCATCCCATTTGCAGCTGTTCCAGCAGAGCCGTTTCGCCACGGCCTCAATCTCTGCATTCGTGGGTGGTGCGTTGCGGCCACGCAGGTATGCTTCCTGCAGATCGTCCGTGTCGCAGTAAAACTGTTCCTTGACATGCGTTCCTTCCCAGTAGCGGGTCGGATACGCCTTCTCAGCTTCATCATCCGCGATGCTCATTCCCACATCTCCGTTTCGTCGTTCCTGTAGTTCTTGCCTTTGCTTCTGTTTATCCCGCCCCATACGCCTTGCAACGGGTAGCCGTTTATCCGTGCATGTTCCGCCGCGTGGCGGGGAAGAACAAGTCAGGGTCCATGTCCCGGCAAGCGGCCTTGTCACGCCAGTCGCCCATCTCCGGCCTCACCTCACATCGGGGCTTATCGCGTCGTCCCTGTATTGGGTAGCCACGCCAGCGCAGCCGGGACAATACCGGAAATCAGGTTTGATTCGGTTGCCCTCGATGGTGAACCAGTCACGGCTCATGGACTGTCCGCATCGGGAACAGTCGAAACCACTGTCCGGGTCGATGAGGCTCGGCCCGTTCACGTCATCCGGGTTCTCGTTGGTCATGTCCGGGCGGAAGACGACTCGCTGATGGATCATAAGCGTGGACATGTCGGTCAACGGCGCGGTCTGCTCATGGTTCTTGAGTTTCGTCCGGTACTCGTAGACCTGTTGGCGTGACACTCCGGCGCGCTCCGCGATCTGCTTCGGCGTCAACTCATCCTCAGAGATAAGCCTCAGCAGCGTGCCCAACGTCTCGGCGGAGAGCTTACGATATCGGCGGGTCCCGCTCATCGTCTACCTCTCTCCACCAGTTGTGACAGCATGGCGGTGGTATCAGTCCTGCTCATTTCGTGTCCTTCCAATGTTTTTCACGCCAGTCGGCTACAGCCTTGCGGTCTTCGTCTGTTAATCCCTCATGGCACTTGAACATGACAAGGCTGAGCGCGAACTCGTAGCCTTCGCTCCACTTGTCAGGCACGCCATGCACATGGTTCTCGTCGAAGAGGTAACGGCAGTAATCATGCAGTTCGTCAATCGTCATTTCGCGTCCTCGCTTTGCTTGGTGGTTTCGGTTTCAGGTTCCTCCCATGGGACTGCCAGCTTCACGTGGCTGTTCATGATCGCGATGCGAGCCGGATCTTTAAACCACGTAATGCCTTCGACATAATCCACGTATCCGCAAGCAAGCCCATAAATCCCGTCACAGCGTTCCGCCCATCCGCTTTTCAGGTAGTATGTTTCGTTCGTATCAAGTTCCACGCGCAGACCCATGTCATGCGGGAGGAGTTCTAACACACCGCTCATTTCGTGTCCTCGCTTGTGAGAATCGCTAGTATGGTGTCCTCGCATTCCGGTTTTTGGCAGTGGTTGCGGTGTGCTCATATCCTCGTAGTACTTGTTTAGAGCGTGCAAGCTTGTTTGCGTGTCTGGGTTGTCGGAATCGTAAAATACGGTCAGCCAGTCATACTGTGAGTTTTGCACGTATTGCAAGTGCAGTGGACAGAAGAATCGCGGCTCATTATCATTTGTGAACAGGCACAACCAGTCTTCGTCGTCGGTAATGTCCATGATTGCGTTTTCCTCGCTCGTTGCCCAGAAGTCGTACTGCATGCAACAGCCCGGGTAGTCACATTTTGCCAAGTAGGTTGTTCTCACTCTCATGCTCATTTCCTGTCCCTTTCCCAAATATTCTCAACCATTCCGCACCACTTGTCCCATGCTTCCTCTCTCGTATCGGCATAAGGGGCTTCCAAGTGGGTGCAGAAAAACATGTAGCGGCCTCTCCATTCGAATATGAGCGGGACGCATCCGTAGATGGGGGCAGCAGTGCCGAATCTTCGATGCTAGATTGAACATGTTCGTCTCCTTAAATCTCGTATGAAGTTGTGGCGGCTTCGCCAGTCCGAGGGCGTGCCGCTCGTCGCCGTGAGCAGCACGCCGTTGTCGTAGATCTTCCAATGCCCGCTCGTGGCCCTGACCACCGTGTAGCCGTGCGAGGCTATCCAATGCATGAGTTTGCGGTCATCTCCACGCGCGGTCATGCTTTGAGCCTCATCTTCAACGCGAGACCATTCTCATGCACGCCACCGTTGTCGAAGCCCATGAAACCGTTGAACAGTTCGTATTCGAGCAGGGCGGTGTCCACGCGGAACTCGTCATACTGATGGTTTTTCGATGCGTTCCATGACAAGCCTCATCGATGCGACGGTATCCCTGCGGTCGGCCTGTATGGGAATGAGATACGGCCAAAGATTCCATTCGCCCGGATGATCGTTCAGCCAACGGGCGAAATCAACGAGTTTCCTATCTTCCATCATTTCCCCTTAGGAGCGTTCCCTCACGATATAGTCCGGGTGTTCCCGGCAATAGTCGTATATCAGTTTCAACCATGCGATGGCGCTGTCCACGCTGTCCCAATAGTTCGGCGGATTGTATTTGCCGCGCAAAACATACAATGGTTCCAAGTAGATGTCTTTCAACGCCTTGTCGATACGGGCTGCGGCCTCCCCGGCCGTCAACCCGTCCAGGTCATGCTTAGGATGGACCTTGTAATCGGTGAAAAACGCGGATAGATTATACGTGTAGTTGAAATAATGGCCATGAGCGGTCCGCACATGCTCGCCGTCCCGTTCGCATACGTCAAACCATTCCGGTTCCGGCACATCCTTGTCCACTATGAACAGGTCGTAGCTCATTCTTCGTCTCCTTCGATGATTCCATGTCCTGCTATCAATGCGAGGGTCTTTAAGTCGGTGAGCACGGGCTGGTTGTCCATGCTTGACAGCGAGTTCAAGCCGAGACCCTTCTGTTTGAACACGACGAACCAGTAAGGTGCGTCAGCGTTACCCGCCTCGGTACGGCCCTCCTGCATCCACTCCTTGAGTCTCCCCGTATAGGTGCTGTAGTTTTTACACTCCAATACGACCGGCTGGCCGTGGATACGCAGACCGGTGATATCGCCCTGGTCTTTCATCCCATGCAACACTTCACGGTGTATCGTCTGCTCGCTGTCACCCAACCGGGCGCGCAAATAGTTGACCACCTTGGATTCAAGCAGTGTGCCTTTGGCTTTCTGTCGGCTCATTCGTCCATCCACCATTCAGTCGGGTCATCATGGAACTGGCAGTCCACGCAGTCCCCGAATACGTTCAAGATTCCTCCGCAGTACGGGCAATGCTCATACTGGACGGGCAGATAACTCGGTCTCATAATCAGAACTCCGGGTTGTCTCGTAGTCGTTTTTGCACGTCCGCGCGCATCTGCTCGATCACATCGACCCGAAGTCCGGTAGCCAAGCGAATCTCCTCTGCCGGACGGTTCGAGTCTTCAATGAGCAGTTGCCATGCTTTACTTGTCGCTTTGCTCAATGTGAGTCTCCTTCGCCAGATCAGTGCTGATACGCACCCGATAGTCGGTGATGCTCCAAGTCAGATGGTTCAACTGCCAGACGGTGAGTCCAAGAAAACACAGCAGACAAAACGCTTCAATGATGACCAGCATCGTGTTCTTTGACGTGATGCCCACCGCGAGGGAGAACGAGTAGAACACGTCCCACCCCAAATACCAGTACACAAGCCATAATCCGGGTTTGCTGCCGTCACGTCGTTCGTAAACCGTGACCATATCCTTATCACTCATTTCGATTCCTTCTTCTAGTCCTGTTCACGCCGCCCCATACGCCTTGCAATGGGTAGCCGCTGATTCTGTCGTGTTGCGCCGCGTACCGTGCGCATTCGCATATCGCCGGACATTGGGCGCAGACCTTGAGCGCCAATCGTTCCTCGCTGGACGTGGTGGGGAAGAACAGGTCAGGGTCCATGTCACGGCATACGGCTTTGTCACGCCAGCCGCTCATTTCACGCCACCGGACGCGGGGTCGATAAGCTCACACGACATGGCGTCGATGTGTTCGCCGGTCTTGGCTTCGAGGCAGAGCCGTTTCACGTCGCCGGTGGTTTCGACCTGTTGGATGATGGTCTGTTCCGGTGCCGGGGTCGTAACCGCGTAGGCGGTGAGTCCGATGACGGCCAGCACCATCGCGACGCTGACGGAGCCGACGATGATGAAGACGAGCCCGATGGTTGATTCCACGGTCCATGACGACCTGCGTTGCATGGTTTGACTCCTGTAAATCTCCGACAGTGTTTCGATACCGTCGCGTACTGCCGTCCGCTCCGTGGCGGCGATGATGATGCGCGTGGCCTTGTCCGCCTCATGATGGGCGTTGGGATTGCTGTGGCAGCGGACAAGCCACACATGGGGCAGCAGCCGTGTCACACGGACACGGCCCCGCCAGTTCTCATAGTCGAGGCTCATGATTCCGCCTCCTTGATTCCTTCGGCTATCAGTTCTTCCCCGATTTGCTGAATGTGTTCGACGGCCTCGGTCATCGCCACGTAATGCTCGTACACGTCGTTCAACGCGAGCTGGATATCCGTGAGCCGTCGTTCTCCGATGGTCTTGTCGAAGTAGTTCGCGGCGAAGTTGATATCGGTGAACGCCACGTTGAGCAGCTTCTTCCCGTCCCGCAGCATCGAGTGAGCGGAAACGTTACCTACCAACACTTTCGGATTACTCACTGCGTTGCCTCCTTCCCTGAAGGGTTTATCGTGTCATCCCTGTAAGGAGTGGCCACGCCAGCGCAGCCGGGACAATACCGGAAATCAGGTTTGATACGGTTGCCCTGGATGGTGAACCAGTCACGGCTCATGGACTGTCCGCATCGAGAGCAGTCGAAACCACTGTCCGGGTCGATGAAACTCGGCCCGTTCACATCCTCCGGGTTCTCGATGGTCGTGTCCGGGCGGAATACGACTCGCTGGTGAATCACGAGCGTGGCCATGTCGGTTAGCGGCGCGGTCTTCCTGCGGTCCTTGAGCTTCTTGCGATACTCGTAGACCTTTTGGCGTGACACTCCGGTGCGCTCCGCGATCTGCTTCGGTGTCAACTCGTCCTCCGTGATAAGCCGCAGAAGCGTATCCAACGTTTCGGCTGAAAGTTGGCGATACTGGCGGGTTCCGCTCATTGTCCGCCTCCCATTTCCTTCTCTCGCGCCATGATCTCCACGTCGTCGGCGAGCATCCTCGGCACGCCGGCGAGCGTGCCACACGATTCGGCGGTCGGATACACCGTCTTGCTGACATACACGTCCCACCTGTCGGAGCCTTGATGGTTGTCGGCCTTGAGGATAATGAGCGGGTCGGCGTCGATGAAACGACCGTCCTTCATGCCCCGCACTTTGAGCATCAAACGTATCGAATCCGCCTGCTCACTCGTGTTGCCCAAAATATCCAGAGTGCTCATCGTCTACCTCTCAGTTCCTTCTCCTCGTTCGCGATCGATTGGAGGATGGCCGCCAGGTCGCCGAGCTCGTTCTGCATCGCTCATTCTTCCGTTGCCTTCCCTCTCATTGCGCCAATGACCTTCTGCACGATTTCCTGGCCGGGATATGCACCAGTTGCCTTCGTGAGGAAATCGAACACCTGTTGTGACGGCTGGGATATCACATAGGGCATGATTGCCAGACAAGCCGCCTTGATTTCCTCTTCCGTGGGCTGACGTGTGGCCCCGGCCAAGTAGCCTCTCTCGAACGCCGGTTGCAGGGCGGGGTAGATGTACGGGGCTTCCTTGCGCCGAGTTTCGATTTCGCTATTGATAATGTTCATTCTTCTGTTGCCTTTCCTTGCATTGCCTTGACTGCGAGTCGCATGGCGTCGTAGTATTCGGCCCTCAACGCGCAGTCAGAATCCCATTGAGGGTAAGAGTCGGGCTTCAACGCCTCGTAGAACGCTTTCGCCCCGGCTTCGATTTCCTCGTTCGTGGGCTGGCGTTCAGCGCCATCCATGTACGCTTCCGCCAAGTCATCGGACGTGTAAACCGGTATCGTTATTGCGCCGTGACAATCAACCGCTTCGGGCGGGTAGAGGCGCTCCGCCTCACTACTGATGATGCTCACAGCTGACCTCTTTCCCGATTGCGTTCCAGACAGTCGTCCATCGCCTGTGCCACTTCTTCGTCGGTGATACCGAACGCGGCGATCAGGTTGCCGACCGTCTGCAACACGTCAGCCAGTTCACCGAGCATGGCCTGGCGGCGCTGGTCGCGCACGTAACCTATCCATCCGGCTTTCGCCTTGTCCCGGTCATCGCCGAGCTCGCCGCCCACGTTCACCCCGAAGCAGGCGAGGCAGTTCGCATGATCATCGAACTCCCGGCCAATGCCGCTCGGGTCTGTCGGGTCGCTGGCTTTCAGGTATTGTTTGCAGGCTTCGACCAGTTCGGCGCTCTCTTCCAGATTCTTCAAGGCCAGCCACTTGTCGGGCGTGAGATGGCCGAAAGATTCGATCGGAGGCAATTGGACGATACGATTGCTCATGCTTCCACCGCCTTGGCCGGACGGAACGGAGCTTGAGAGGTCACGTGCTTGCTGTTGAGGTCCGACCAAACAGACCCGGTGACGGGGGATTCCGGGTCACCGATAAGCAAAGCGATCAACTTCGAATTGTCCAGGACGGAGATGGCGACGCTCCACAAGGCATTGTCCTTATCCCACCACAACCCGTCATGGTCGGGCAGCTTCGGCTTCCGACGCAAAGCGTAGGCGAAATCATCGGAGTCGATGCAGTACTCACCGTCTATCTCGCTGATGCGGATACGCAGGAGCATGTCGCCTAGAGGGTCAGGCTTGAGATCGATGACGCGGAAATGGTTTCCCTCCGTCGTGCAGGCAATATCGCCCACCTGCACGTTTTCGATGTTGTCGATGCGCTCATACTCGGGGTCATCCAACAGTTCGATGGATTGGATATTGTCTGTTGGCTCAAAATCACAGGAAGAGTCATAGCTACGTGACGTGTACAAAGAACGGTTATCGCCTAAATCAATATCTCCTGTGTCATCTAACACTCCAGTAACAATGGTGCCGTTCTTCCATGTGGCCTTGACGTGCAGTCCGGCCATCTCCTTGCAGGTCTTGCCTTCCCAGAAGGGTTTCTCACTCATTGACAGCCTCCTTGGCTAGTTGTCGTTTACGTTTCCGCTTCGCCTCATACTGGGCGTATTTCTCGGGATGCTCCGACCTCCAACGGCGATGGTATTCAGCCATCTCACGCTGATGGGCGGCGGCATACTTACGAGCCGAAGCCCGAGCCTGAGCCAAATGCTCCGACCGGTACCGGCGTGCATACTCATTACGTTTCTCACGATTACGAGCGTTCCGCCGATTCGCCAGATCACGCAGATGCTGCGCATACTCGGGGTCGGTTCGACGCCGTTCCCTGACACGACAGTTCCGGCACATGCCATCCTTGCCGACCCGGCACATGCCACCGCACCAATCGCATTTCGGATGACGTTCAGTTATCAGGCCGGACAGTTCGCCGCCGTTCCGGCAATAGTCGATGAACTCCTCATCGGTCATGTCATCAACGTTCACAGCCACACCTCCCCATTAGTGAACCTGCGGAACAACACAGGGTCGAGCTTGTACAACGCCCGCCGAAACTGCGGGTCACGGCAGAACAGGATGAACAACAGGCTTACTGCTTCGGCGGTTCGCATCGCGTCCAACCTCCCTTATCGTCCAGAAGCACCCAACCATGTTGGGCGGTGAGAATCGGCACCAGTTCGGGGTGATCGTTGAAACCGCTCACGATGTACCCCAAGCTCATGGCCTCACGCGGATGGGCGTGAATCCACCCATGACATCCCGTATCGCCACTCCCACACGCCAAGATGAGGTTCGACGCCTCATGCAGTCCCGGCCACTTGTGTGACCGGAGTCTGCGATGATGCCGGCTGAAACCGCTCCAATGGAATGGTTTGCCGCAGCGGACGCACCGGTATTGGTCGCGTGCGTCCACCAAATCCTTGACGTGTTGGGACGGGTTAGATCTGCCCATTTCCGTATTCGTCCTGGGGTTGGCTCCACGGTCCGTAGGCTGCTGATACTGCTGTTGCGGTTGCTGGAATCCCTGTTGCGGCTGCTGGAATCCTTGCTGATACTGCTGCTGCGACTGTTGGAAACCAGACTGCTGGGCCTTGGGTTTCCGCGCTCAACACCGCAATGGTGCGGG